TGTGAAATCTACAACAGATCCGTTACCTGAGAAGCTGTTTAGTAATGTTGTGGTTGATATAGTCATAGTTTTCCTAAAAAAAAAGGCAGCTTTTAGCCACCTTTAGTTAAATCTTGGAACAGAATATTGGGTAATTGTATATTAATAATTAGGTTATTCGGTCTAAGATGTCAAAAATTAATTAGTTTGTTAAATTATATTCTTCTTTTGTTGGGTTGATATTTATAATTAAAGGTTCATTTTTTGATTTTTTTACATTTTTAATACGATCCAATGCATTTTTAGCAACATCAATCATAGATTGATATGATAAATCAATAATTTGTCTTTTTTCATCAGGTGGTATGTCAGGGTTTTGATAAATAACTTGTATTAATTGTCTGTAACCTTGCAAAACCGATGCCTCTCCAGCTAATGTTAATTTATCTATACCTTCATCACTTTTTTCAGTATCAAATCCTTGATCAGATAATATTTGAATTTGTTTTATAATTTCGTTTGGATCAGTAAGTTTGTTAATTGTGTTTAATCTTTTTTGTGCTTTTTCGTATGTTTTATAAAAATCTTCAATATATTCAGATCCTGACGATGGGTTTCGTACAACAAATGCTTTAATAAATGGTATATCAGCTAATGTTGGAGCTGGTTTGACTGGATCTTTCATAAATCCACTTTCGATCAATGCTTTGTCAGCAGCAGCTAATACATATTTTCCTAATGTACCAGTCCAGTTGTTAATCAAACTCTCTATTCGTGCTGGACTTGTCATTGCGTTTTGATCACCCAACATGTATTGCAATGCTTTACCTATAAATTTAGCAGATTCTGATGTATAGTTTGTGTATTGATATTCAGGTAATACATTTTCTTGTCCATAAGGAATAATAGGCTGTCCAGTAAATAAATTTTTATTACCCCAATTTTCTATAACTGGTTTTATTAACTCAGGAACTGGTCCTAAATTTTGCAAATTAGTAATTGCTAATTCACTTATAAATTCTTTAATACTACCAGGATCTTCACTAAATATATAATCTAATGCTCGTTCAGTTCCAGTTCCAAATACAATTCCTGGTTCAAATGGTTTTGGTATTCTCCAAACTCTTTCATCATCACCTTCACCAGTAATAACAATCCAAAACAAATCTTTTTGGTATTGAGGTAATTGTTTGTATGTTTCATTATCGTGATTTTTAATCCACAACAATACACTAGGAGTAACAATAAAAGCACCAACTTTAGTCATTGTTGCAACTGGTCTATTTTTAAAAGACTCATACATTTTTGCATAACCTTGTAGTCGTGCATTAAAAAATGCAGCAAGTAAATTAACAGCTTGTATGGTGCTACCCATTTTTTTAAAATCAATGGTTATATCACGACCTTCAAATCCACCACGTTCTAATGCTTCACGTTCTGTTAATCCTTTTTTTTGTGCTTGTTTGTATGATTTAGAAAATTCACCTAATCTTGTCATGCTTTCAGCAAATGAAGATAAACCACGCAATGCATCTAAAGTACGACCTGGTAATTTTATTGGATTTGATACATCCAACATAACTTTTAATAATTGTTTTGGATCTGTTATAATGTTGTGTACTTTTGTTTTTGTAAGTTCAGCTCTTATATTTTTATCAAAATAATTTTTATCCATGCTAACAATCATTGATTGAATACCACCAGATTTAATCCATTTATCATACAATGGGCCACGTTTTACCATATGGAAAGCACCTTCCATTGATGTCAAAAATGGTATTCTTAAACCTTTAGAAAAAATTGCAGCAGAAACAGTATCTCTTAACATATTACGAGCAAAAAAATCAGGTGCTAATGTTGCACCAGCTCGTAACCATGATGCTGGTTTAGTAGCCCAACTTCCCCATCGAGACAACAACAATTCAGTAACTAAACCATTGTTATCTTTTAATGCTTTTGCTATTTCTGGGCCAACTTCCCATACTTCTTTTTTGCCGTTTCTATATATTGCTATTTGTGAATCAGTAACTTGTTGTCCATTTTTTCTAAAAATAGTTAAATTATCTAATGTTGTTTTATCAAGTTTACTTGTGTCAACTATACCCTCTAATTCTTTAGCTGTAATTTTTATAGGTTTTACTTTGCTATCAACTTTGTAAATTTCTGTAAATTTATTATCCTTAATAATTTTATTAGCTTCCACCATTTCTATAAATTTAACAAAAGCATTGTTTCGTTCTGCCATTGTTATAATTTGGTAAGTGTTATTAAAAATACTATTTAATGGATCTTGTATAAGTTTAGTGCTTCCTTTCATCTGCATAATAGGATTACTTACAGATTTATTTATTGGTCCATCTTTACCTTCTAGCACTCTATAAAAAGGAACGTAATCTTTGTTTGCATCTAAAATAACGTCAAATGTCTTTTTATCTAAAATACCAGCATCTTTAAGATAGGTTAGCAACGATGTATTATATTCTTGTAACTCTATGTGAATTTTTTCATATTTAGCATTATTTTCTGCAACTGTTTTTTTTGCAGCTTCTACTGACACACCAGTTTTAATACCTTGTGATTCTTTTTCTAACACACGTTTTGCAACTGTGTACGCACTAAATTCTTCATACAATTTTTTATCTCTTATGGGTTCCAATATTTCCATAAAAGATTTACCTTTTACTTGTAAGGTTCCAAAATCTAATGTGCCTCTATTTATAAAAGTTTCAGCACGACCTATCATTCCAGGTTGTATTCTTAATGTTTCGTAAGGATTTAATGCACCTTCTTTAATTGTGCTTTTATCTGCATTTTGTACTGCACGATATATAGGATGCAATTTATCAAAAAATAATGTTGCTGCATCGTTTTTTGCATCTTTAATTGTTTCTACTGCTTTTTCTATTGTAAATTTTTCTGAAGGTATATCTATTTCAATTCGATCTAAAACTTCTTGAGTTGCCTCTGATTTTAAATTTCCTTCTTTTTCTAATTTTTCTAATGCTTTTAATTCAACTTGTTCAAATGGATCTAATTTTTCTTTATTTTTTAATTCAGCAAGACGTTCAATTGATGGTGTAGTTTTTATCTTTTCTATTTTTTTTTCTGATTGAAATATCCTAGGTGTTTCAATATTTGTACTTACCAAATCTTCTTTAAACATTGGATCAATCAATGCTTCCTGTATAACTTCTTCACCCTTGACGTTATTTTTTTTCATAACCTCATTGACTTTTTGTACTGATTTTGAAGCAAAACCTAAAGCTCCAAAAACTAATGCTGTATTTATCAATTCGTTTTTAGTAGGCATTTCACCTTCTAATGCAGCACCAGTGGCATTAAAAGCAGCCCATGAGGTTACTAACGATGGGATATATTTACTTGCTGTCGGTAAAAACCTTCCCATTAAACCAGGTGCTGCTGCTGTGGCCCCTAATAATACAGCTTCTTTTGCACCAGCTTCTAATCCTTCATCTTTAAATATTTCCCACCATTCTGCGTATGTATCAACTTCACCACGTTCCAATGCACTTATATACATTTGTCTAAATGTTCCAACCATGCCACCAGATCCAGCAGCTGTTGCAACTGGGTTTTTTGTAGCTAATGCTATTGGTACAGCAGTTGCACCATAATACAATAAATCAGGAACTATTTGACTTAATGTATCTATGGCACGTTCTATGTGTCCAGTATCATCACGTTCTGGTTCAGTAAATTCTTTTGGCAACGTACCAGATCCACCGTGATACTCATTCATTAAGTTAATAATGGATTTATTGTAACCACTTTCAACATACGGTTTGATTTCAAAATCTTCACCAACTAATGATTCTTTAAATTGTTTTGCAGCATCAAGATTAGCTTCTTCCATTGGAGTTGGTTCTTTGGCTGCTTCTCTAACACGAGCTGCATGATCTTTTACTTTTTGCCAATACGATTTAATTTCAGTTGTATCTGGCTCGTTTATACCCCAATGGTTTTTAATTTCTTGAGCAGTAAATCCATTATCACTATATTCTTTACTTTTTGTTTTTATAAATTCTTGAATTTCTTGCTCAGTAAAACCTTGTTTTTTGTATTCTTCTATTTTATTCATTAATTTTTACTATTTTCATATTCATCTATTGTTTTAAATTTTCTTTCAGGATTAGGATTGTCAATTTCTAAACCCTCACTAATTTCTAATGATTGTTCTCTTAAAGTTCTTGAATATTTTAATAAAACATCTTTTGTTGCAATGTAATTAGGGCTTTCACTATTTAACAAATCATTAACTGTTAATCCTTTGCTCAATCCTTCTAAAAATGCTTCTTCCATTACTAATGAAAAATCAAAAAATCTTGTATCAGATTGAGGATTAAATTTATCTAATTGACTAAGTACACCTTTAACTTTTTTCTTATTAGCTTGTAGAAATTCTTGAAATTTATTTTTTTGATTAAATACAGATTGATTGTCTTTTGAATTGATAAGGGATTCTAATTTATTAACTTGATTTATACCTATTTCATTATTCTGAAATCTTTCTAAGATATTTTTTGCAACAGTTTCACCAGGTAAAAGTATTTTTTGGCTTAGTGAATTTAATTGACCTTTGTAAATAGAAGTATGTAATTGGTCATGTAAAGCAAGACCAGCATCATCTAAAATTTCTCCTTGTTGCTTTTTAACAACAAGGTCTTGTAAAAATTTTTGATAATCTGTTCCAACTTTTCCTGTCCATGGCATATTGTTAATTTTTGAAATGTTGTATTGACCACTTAATACTCCAGATACTGCATCAGTATAAAGTTTATTGTTTGCTTGTGTTTCTAAAAATTCGGTTTGATTTTGATTCCATGTAATATCACTTTGCACAGCATTAAATCTAGTTTGCAAAGCACCTGACAATGCACTTTTTTCACTGTCTGACATAGAATTGTAAACATTTTTTAATTGCTCATCAACAGTGCCATCTTTTCTTACAAATGAACCATTAACAATATTATCGTATGCTGTTTGTGCATCTTTAAAATTTTGATCAGGATCTATTGGAATAAAACTATCCAATATATAACTTACCTTTAAATTAGTAGCATTTTGTTCAGCTGCTGCCGTAAATTGTAATAATTTAGCTGGTTCAAGATTGTTGTATTGACCTTGTTGTTGTTTAGCAAGAAACTGATTAGGATTGTTTTCTGCTAAAAAACCAGCTTCAACTAAACTTAATGAATCCTGTATTTTCTGATTGTATTGTTCTTTATTTGTGCCAATTGGTGTTTCAAACATTTCATCTAAACGATCATACATTCCAAGTATGCCTAATTCTTCGTTGCCAAACAATTGATTGTAAGCATCTTGTCTCACCAGATCATTACTTGCAGTTACATGTTCATTAATTAACCTATTAGTATCAAGTTGTATGTTTTCTTCTAACATGGCTCTATTGTTACCACGCACTGTTTGAGATACATCTAAACCATATTTACTATTAGTTTGCATAGCCCATGCATCAAATTTTCTTTTTACATTTTTGTTTCTAATGTTTCCTAAAATTGTATTTTTCCAACTTTCAGTTTGTGAATCATAACTAGCCATGCTTTCATCTAAATTATTAGACTCAGAGTTTTTTCTAACTATTTCATACAACCCATCATTTTCATCGTAACCATCTGTATAATCTGTTTGTGCTTTTATAAGTTCGTTTTCTTCTTGTATTCTTCTGTGTTTGTTTTCTATGTCATTAACAACACCTAACAAGGCTTGTTGTCCTTCAAAAACTTCTTGACCAAAGTTTGGATCAAGTTTTGCTGTTGGTACAGTTGATGATTGATTAGTTATATTAACTTGTGATTTATATAATTTTATAGCCATGTTATGCGTTTCCTATCATTCCAGCATCTGAAGCACCACCAAGTAGTGTAGCTCCAGCTCTAAGCCTAGATGCGTATTTTTTGTATTTACCCATTTGTATTGCAGCAGCTCCTTGGAAACGTGAACGGCCAGCTTGATTTCTTAAATTAGCTTTTTGTATATTTGCGTTGTATTGTATTAATCCTTCATCAATTTTAGCATTTTGATAAATATCTTCTAATGCATCCATTGGTGTTCCTTGTGATATGTCAACACCTGATGCAGCATATCCAACTTTAGTATCACCAGTAATACTTCTTATATTTTGACGAAATCTACTAATTTCTAAATTAGCTTTTTGTTGCGTTATTACAGCTTCGTTTTCTGCGTTTACTGCATCTATTTCATAAAGTTGTGCATTGTATTGTGCTGTTTTAACAGCTTGTCTCCCAGCTTGTATCTGAGAAAATGCCATCACTGTTGCTGCTGCCATATTACTTAATCCTTGCTACCATAATGTAATCATTGCCATCTGGTCCATATTTTTTCATAACACTTTCATGTGTCATGTTAAACCATTTAGCAAATCGTAATCCGTCAGTAAAATCAGATCGAACTACTGCTTGCACACGATTATAATTACGTTTTGTTATTGTTTCTTCAAATTTTTCTTTTATGTTTTTCAGCATAAAAAATTTATGTTTGTTAGAACCTTTTTTCATAATAATCCAAACATCAGCAACACCTTCCCATATAGGGTTAATGCCACCACAAACAATTGGTTGATCATTATAAAAGCCAGTCCATGCATCTTGTGTTTCAAGTGCATCTGTTGGGTAATCTTTTGAGTAGTTTTCAAATTCACCCATTAAAATAATTTCATCAGCATGTGCTGATTGAAACGGCTCAATTTTATAGTTATCCATCAAATGTATTTAATCGAGGGAACAGTGCCACAACATTTAATGGTAATGGCTGTTCTTGTTTTACAACTATATGTCCGTCTGTTTCATAATCACCACGAAACTCGACATCCTTATCACCAGTGTAGTAGGGTATAGATGATGTCAATGGTAATGCTGAAGTACGGTACGTTAATAATTCTAAATTTTGCAAGTTAGGTCCAACTGATCCACCCATAGACCGATCTACTCTTACTGTCACACCATGAATACGTTTTGTTTTGCCCTGGGCGGTTCCATCTTGTGATCCTGATTCTATTCTCATGGTTTCCAAGATTGAGTCATATTGCAATCCAACATGTACTTTTTCACCATGCGTATCTAATGTAATATTACCTGATGCCACTGTTTCATCAGTGTGAGTTGCACCATTGTTTAACACATTACACAATTCACCTTCTAAGTGATGCAGCCTGGTTATAGTTAATGTTTTGCTGCCATCATATGTCAAACCACTATCAAGAAAGAATGCATCCTCGTCATCATTGCCGTAATCAAATGGTGTTAAAAATTCTACATAATGAACTGTTGCATCATTGATGTATCGTTCAACAATCATATACAATTCATCTTCTGCGTTCTCAGTTGGTATTGTTGCAATTGTTTTTACTTTTGCATGTGTCAACCATTTAATAGTTGTCTTTGTTGTACTAACGGTTCCAGGATCTAAATAATCTCGTATTTGATAATTAACCCCAGCTGTTTGATAATCTTTAAATACAAATTTGTTTTTTAATCGAAAACTATAATTAGTTATAGGATCAACTATGTATGGAACATTTTTATTTAAGTTCGTAAGTTTGTGTGTGTCATTTGTTGGATAGTAATAAATTTCTTCATCTTCACCAAATCCATGACCAGTTGCATAAAATACATTATTAGATTTGTTAAAACCTAAATAAATATAATGCGTTTTGCCACCAGCACCTGATGTAATATCTATGACTGGCGTGCCAGCAGTAGCATCTTCAGGTGTCAATGCTAATTTAATATTGTCAGCATCGTGAACTATTACAAAATAAAATATACCTTGTGATATGCCTCCAACTGCTGTTTCAGTTGTGTAATATGTTACTGGATCACCCGTAGATAATCCATGTGAACTTATGGCAATTGTATTTTCACCAGTGTCAACTGCTGTAAAAGTTAATTTTTGTGTCGTTGTTGTTTTACCAGTATCACAATATCCACCAAGAATGTGCCGATGCCAGGCTATAACATTTTCTGTACGTTGATAAGTCAATCCAGCTAACACACCATCAGTACGCACTACCCATAAAATAGAAGCTGGCTCTTGTTGGTATGCAAAGTCAACAACCAGGCTTTCAGTTATATGGTCAGCAAGAACCGTAAGATCAGGTGCAATGTAGTTATCACTATCGTAGTTATATGTTAGTTCTCGTATCTTACGTTTGGCACGATGTATAAACAATACAAGATTGCCAACTGTAATAGCATCTTTGTTGGCACTGCCGTATGCTGATTGTTTACGAATATTAATGTTAGTAGGGGATAGTCCATTAACACTATCTGATCCTGTTACTAAAAATTCTGCACCTGTTGTACCAATTAATAATGATCGTGATGCAGCTAAATAACGTATGGCATTTACTTTGTTACTAGCAATGGTAAAGTTCATTGCATCATCTGCATCTGTACCTTCTGTAAAGTTTTCGTAATCACCAGATTGTGACAACCACAATGTTTGAGGATTATTGTTTGTACCAGCAAATGATAATCGTTGTTCAAAGAACGATACACAAGATGGATAATTATCTGTACCTAAATTTAAAACTGGATTGTTTAGTTTTGTAACAGTACCCGTTGATCCACTAAATGAACTATAACCTGATGTATCAACATTAGTGCCAGTGCTATCTTGTATTTCAAAATGTTGATCAGGGCCAGTTAATGTACCTGAAACAAATGTTGTATAATCAGTTGTATCAATATTAATGCCGTTGCCGTTTTGTAAATTAAAAGTGGTGCTTGATCCTACAGTTCCAACCTTAAAACTGTTGCCATTCAATTGTGTCATACCAACGACATCAGTGACATCAAAACTGTCACCAGCTATCAATCCATGAGCTGCTGATGTCGTAACTACACCAGGACTTGCTTTTGTAATACCGCTAATGGTAATAATATTTTTTTGTTCCCCAACTTTAAACACACCACCATTAAACTGTGTCATGCCACCAATGTTTGCAAATGTAACAAAATCACCTTTGCGTAAACCATTATCTAAAGTTGTAGATACAACCCCAGGATTAGCTTGTGTGATACCTGATACAATAAAATCAGTTCCTGTTGTTAAAGTTGGTGTTGAAAATGACCATGATGTGTGTGCAGTTCGTGATAGTTTACGAATAGCATACGATGGATGAGTGATATACATAACATCAGCTGATTGTGCGTATTTTAAATCAGCTAACACACTATGAGGATATGGTGATGTAATTTCGTATATTGGATAAACTACACCTCCTGATGCATATGTTGTTAATGATGTTGTATTAAAATTAGTTCCGTCAGTATTTAATAGTTGAAATGTAGTTGATGATGGCACTGTGCCAACTCTAAATTGTCGGCCATTTAGTTCTGTCATGCCAACTATGCCATCTAAAATAACATAATCACCAGCTGTCAGTCCATGTGTAGCAGATGTAACTACACCTGGATCAGCTTTGGTAATAGCTGATATGTTTAAACCAGTTTTTGTAATAATGCCGTTGTCTTTATAAAAACGAACATACTCGTCACCAAACTCAAGTATATATGTTTGTGTTGTAGAAAACTCAAACGGTATAAGTCTGTGAGCTGTGCCATTTGTACCACGTTTAGCTTCGGCAATAAATTTAGTGCCTGGTCGTCTAGCAGCAGTACCATGCGGATAGACAATCATGTTTTCAACTGTCTTACATCCGACTTTGTACTTATCTAAATCTATTCGACCATCTAACTGATCTGATAGTTCACCACCAGTAAAACTGGTGTACGGATAGGCTGATCTTGCCATTAAAACCTCGATGATATAAATGGAAAGTCTGCATCAATTTCATCTGGCATACCTTCGGTAGCATCTGCAAATCGTGCATCTTTTAATTTCTCTTTGTATCGTTCTTCCATAATCTGAATCATTGTTGTTGATCCAGTGATGCCGTATGCAATATCAGCTGCAAGTGCAGCTGTTAATGTTTCGACTAAACTTGTGTCGTATTCTGTGGTGTCAGTAATTTTTGCCACATATAAAATTTTCATTGTTGTGGCATCTGTTAAAATTTTTCTTCCTTCTACTTTAAAATCGACATCATCTCTCATTTCAAATGTTTGCAGCACTCTTAGACAATCAGCTGGCAATGTATAAGCATACGAATATTCATACGCTGGTGCTGTTGCGTCAGCTGCAATACTGACTCGTTTTAATAAACAATTCCACGGATGTTCACGAAACACACGATCTCTTACCATGTCGTATCGTTGATTTAACATTCGTGCATTTTTGCTGTCATCTGACAGACTTATAATTGTTGAAGCCCCTAATTGGTTTAATGCTCCATTACAAATATCGACTTGTGAACTCATATAAAATATCTCTTAATGTATGAGGGTAGCCATAACGACTACCCCCATAGTTTGCTTAGTGCTTAGTTTACAACGTAGTGTATGTTGAAGCTCATGTCTCCAGCAGTACCACCATCAGCAGCCATTGTAGCAGCTACATAGTAATATCCACCTGGATCACTTGAGTCTCCAGCTAACGTGTACATCTTCTGACCAGCAGTATTGATGTCAGCAGCTTCAAAACGAACATCTGCCATAGCAGCAGCATCTGCAACAGCCGTTGCAAATACATCTTCGTCTTTTACTACTCCAGCAGAAGTGTAAATTCCAATATTGAACGTACACGATCCACCTAAGGTATCTGAACCAACAAATAGTTGAGATACAACAGCATTACTTGGTATTGGTGCAAGCATAACGACATCATCGTTATCACTGTCACCAGCAGCAAGTGCAATAGTGCCTTGTGCTACACGGACAACTCCGTGTAACAATCCAGCATCATTTGCAACCTGAGGAGCAGCTTCAAAATTAGCCACTAAGTCTGAGTTTTTAGTACCCATAATTTTATCTCCTATCTATTATTCATCACACGGAATTTGGAATACTTTATTTTCTTCCATTCTTACCGCACCAATACTCATGCATGTGTACACTTGAGTTGCATAACTTTTGTCAGGTCGAACATCAATTTTAGCAGTGATGTCTTTGCCAACGCCAAGTTTGATAGCATCTTGTGTAAATGCAAATACTAGACGGTCATCCGTATGTGTTGCGTCAAAGTTTAATCTATTAGACAAGATGAATTTGAAACCCATAAAAGTATCAACGTCACCAGCTGCAAGAGCTTTGACTGTGTTAAAATCACTTGATGTTACTTGAGTAGTACCAAGTAAGTCAGCAATCTGAGTTGCCCCACATACAATGTATCTAGGGATTGAAGGATCTACATCGTTCAGATCAAAGAACTTTTTAGCTGCAATCATTTTTGTAATTGTTAGTCCGTCAGACTGGTCTACTGTTGCAAACTTACTAGCAGTTGGTAATGCAACAGAAGTTGCACCAGCAACACCAGCTTGTGCTGATCCTTGTAAAGCAGAAATGATAACATCATCCATTGATCTTCCCATTGCAGCAGCAGCAGCTTTTGCATAAGAAGAAGTTGGATCAATTAGCATTCTTACTTTGTCTTGATCGTCAATTAAATCCGCCCATTCGTAATCGGACAAACTTAATCTACGTCTTGAGTGCGGAGTGTCAATTTGTGGCGTATCTGCATGTCTTGACGTTCTAACCTGGGCCGCAGTAATTCCGACCTGATCGTAGAACGAATTTTTGCCCGTCACAGTTTCAACATCCACAGCAGCTCTCAAACGGCTTCCCATTTGTTGAGCTAACATAGCCACGTTAGAACTATACTGTTCTACGAAGGCTGTGGTTATTTGTGTTGACATAAAATGTCTCCTTGTTGTTAAGTTTAAGTTTTATTGTCAGCCAATTATCCCGTAGGGTTGTCTTACATTTAACACCTGGTAGGTGATAGTCTGTCCTATTGTCTTTTAGAGCTGGTAAACCAGTTGTTCTAAATAGTGGTTAGCCTGAGACTATTTCTCTCATTGCTAAAACTTTTTGCACCGTTGCCTCGTGTTGAGGATCCATCTTGTTCCAGTACGGACTATTAGGTGCAGTTAAATCGTTAATTTGCTGTTGCATGTTTGCATTAGACGATGCAGCTGTTTTGTCTCCAGCAAATACATCTTCTGATACTATGCTTGCCATTTTTGATAGACCTTTAATTAATGCTGGATTATCTCCGAGCTTTGATCCATCTGCCATTTGCAAACCAAACACATCTTCACCAAAAAATTGTTTTCCAACATTGGATGCTTTGTTAAGATTTTCTTCGTAACTTCGGCCCCATTCTTCACGCAATTCTCTTTGGCTTTGTTCTTGTGCTAGTACAGCATTGTTTTCCATATCAACCATTGATTGACTTGATATGCTATTATAGTAATCAAGCAGTCCTTGTGCTTGTGCTGGTGACAATCCATGCTTGTGAGCTGTTTCTTTAAAACTACTCATCAATTGTTCATCAATTGGTTCACCTTCAGCAAGTTCTGCTTTTAGTTCATAACCATTCGGATCTGACGGTCTACCTAATTTATTGTAGATGTCACTCCATTCTTCTTCAGTTGTATTAGCTCCTGGCACTACCATCTTGTCTTTGCCAATCATTGACTCAGCATTGATGTAGCTTTTTGCTAATGTTGATACGTCACTAAACTTTTCTAGTGATGCATTTGTTTTTAGTTCCTCTGGTAAACTGTCTCTCCAGCTAGCTTCTGCTACTGGAGCTTCTGTTGCAGTTGACTCAGACGGTTGGCTTTGTTCTTCGACAGCCGTTACCTGATCTTCTGACATAGTTGTCTCCTTATGTTATGATTAAATAAATTAAAATTAATACGATAGCAGCTGAGATAATTTTTATTTTCTTATCTGCGTTCCACCATAGTAAAAAATATTGTTTTAATTCTTCCATTAAATTTTCCTATTTAAGATGTTTATAATAAACAAAATGACGGCACGTTGACCTTCCATAAAAGCTGATTCATGTGAATCATTTTTTACATTGGTTGTGCTAAACAAGTGGCATCGTCTTTGTAAATCTTCTAAGACTTTTGCCCCTTCTTCACTTTCAAAAGTTAGCTTGTATGATTTAACTAACTCTTTTAATTTTTCTTCATTTTGTTCTTGTTCTAGGTTCTGATTTTGTTGCTCATCAGCCATAGTGTTTCTCCTTTAGTTATTGACAGCTTTCACCATAGGAGCTGCTGCACCCGCTGCTTGTGCTTGTTGCATCAACTCTTGTTGTTCTGCTGCCTGTTGTTCTTGTTGTTGTCGTTCTTGTCTGACTTGTTGTACTTCAGCATCAGATTTCATAATCTTAGCTGGTAGTCCTAGAACATTTTGCACATACTTAGCCAAACCGTCAGAGTCCAAATAATCAAGTACAGGAGCAAACTGTGACATAGCTCCAAAGATTTCAATCCCACGCATAACGGAATTAAGATCACTTGATTTTTGTGCTTTGGCTAGTGGACTGACATATTCAATTTCTACGTTTTGCTCTGCTAAAATTTCAGGAGCTGGTCTGAATATACCTTGTCGTTCTAAGATATTGTATACCCGTTCAATCAACGGCTGTAATAGTTCTGATTGCAATCGACCTAGGACTGGGCCTAGCAATCTCATTTTTTCTTCATTACGTTGCAACACTTCTGTTGCTGTCATGTTACCACCCTGAGATGTTAGCAACTGATCCACATAAAATGTTTTTTGTATTGCAAGTTGTCTGTCCTGGATCATGTTAACAGTCACAGGATTGTTAGCTCCTATTTGTAATGGCTCTATACGATCTCGTGAACCAGAACGGTAGAAGTTTAAACCACCTGGCACAGTTCTAACTGGTAGCATAAAGCCATCATCAGGAACCATAAGGGGTGGATCTATTTGTTTTTGTGCAGCTTTGATTGTTACTTCAGACATTTTGTTTAACATTTTAACGTCTGGCAGTGCGTTCATGCTTGGTGAACGACCATATATTTCATAACTTGCTTTTAGATAACGTGGCACAACGTATGGAAACTCGTTAAATCCACTTTCATTAATCATGTAAACATCATCAGGATCTACATAACATGACTTAAATGGCATGTTCTTAGCATCTTGTTTCTTTTCATCGTATGTATCTCTAGGCATAACTGCGTGCAGTATGTTTACATCTGCATCAACATCTTTTTTAAATTTATTTAATATGCCAGCACCTACGTTTTCTTCACCAAATAAATTAACAGCTGCTCTTGCACTTAATGTAAAATGCCTAAATACAGTATCAACTTGTCCTCTTTCATTTTCAGCTATAAATATTTCTTTAACGTGTCTCGTATTGAAACGAACTAGGTTTTTTTCGTCAGGGGAAACAAACATGGCAGATGTGCCAAAAGAGATTAGATCTTGATACAGTTCTTGTATTTCTTGTTGAAAGTTAGATCTGTTAAATGCAACGTACATATCCTCAGTTACAGAATCCAACCACTCTTGAGCTTCATCGTTTTCAGATAACAATGGATTTTTAAATGCAAGTGTAAACCAAGGTGAAGCTGCGTTAGTCAGCATGCCATGTAAACTTGAACTTAATAGCTCTAATGCGTGGATGGCGGTTCCATCAAATATAACTTCCGATCTCTTATCACCACGAGTACGTTGTGTTGTGATGTCAGCTTTACGAGGTAGCATGTAATCAGCTATTTCTTGCCAATGGCTTTCCCATGTTGACCGATTTGTTCTTAACGTAGCAAAACGGTTTACTAGCATTTCTGCGTTTTTGTTTTTCATATTAG